CTGCCACCTTTATCTTCTCGTACCTTTGCTTCGATTACGATTTGCTGACCACGGCTGTACCCGTGTTTTCGTTCCAGGGCGCGCTGCCGTTCCTCTCGTCTGACACCGTTTATAGCGTCTCCCTGTGTCTGATCAGGGTATCCTTCACTGTTTTTGTACATGCCTTACCTCCTCGTAAAGCTCTACTGCTTCCTCGTGCTGTCCACAGGTTACTCTTTTGATCTGGCCGTCTTTTATGTAGGTGACGGTGTTGCCGTCCAGGGAAAGAAGAGTGATCTTGTCCCGGTCTGCGGGACAGATGTGATAAAAATTCAAATCACATACTGTTTCATCCGATTCCGGATAACGAATCTGTTCAAAGATACAATTTCCACAATTACCCTCAGAATCAAACTGTTTGCAGTAATCAGTCAGTATATTGTATGCTGCTATTGCCAACTCTGGTGTGATATCCAGCTTTGGTGGCGTCACTTCATCAACTCCCTG